CGACGCCTAGCAGCTTAAAGAATCCTGTGTTATCTGTAACTAGATCGCCAATAGCTCCAAATACGGATTTAACGCCCTGTAAAATAGGAGTAAGCGTCACTTTAAAAATTGGGATTATGTATTTGTTCAGATAATCCCATAACGCCGTTAAGCCCGGAATAAATGTGTCTTTAAAAAATGCGCCTAGCTTTGTAAATACTGGCGATAGTTTCTCGCCAATATCTGTCGATAAGGTAGTAATAATCGGAACGATCTTATCCGTGAATATAGTAAGTAACGGAGTGATCGCGTCTAGCACGAATCCGCCGACTGTTTCCTTACCCTCGTCGAACGCGAGTTTTAATCTGTCCATTTTGCCCGCGAACGTTTCGGCTTTTTCTGTAGCTTGTCCGCCGAAAGTTTCACCGAGTAACTTAGTTACTTCATCTAAGCTCATCGTTTTTAAATCGGCAGCGTCTAAACCAATTCCTAATTTTGCTAAACCGCCGACGTTTCCTTCGACAGCTTTACCGAGCGCATTAGATACGGTTTCGAGTGACTTACCAGTACCAGCCGAAATATCGAACGCTAAACTAGCTAAAGATTGAGCCTTTTCGACGTCGCCTGTTGCGCGAGTTAATCGCTCGAGTGCCGGACGTAATTCGTCGTCTGTAATACCTAGCGATAAGCCTTGCTGGGTGATCCAGCTTTCCGTCGCGGCGATTTGTGCGTCTGTTGCCCCGGTGACGTTTTGTAAAGTAGTGGCGAGCTTAGCCTGAGCCGCTTCGTCCTCGATCGCGGATTTAACGCCGTCCACTAGCAATACTCCAGCATAAGCAACAGCAGCAGCGCCAGCCGCCGCAAATGCTAATCCCGCTTTTTTGCCGAATCCGTCTAATTTTCCGCCGAATCCTTCGGTTTCGGTATTAGCTTCGGTTAATCCTTTTTTCAGATTATCAACGTCGGCAAGAATCGACAACTTAAGCGTTCTTGATCCACCAGCCATTAGTCAAACCTCTTAACTATTTTGTCAAATGATTCTTCCCATAAGTTAATCAAGTAAGACTGTTCAGCTCTCAAAGTTGGGTAAATAAAATATCCGCGCGAACCTCTACCCTCTTTACCTGACCATTTAGGGAATTGCTTTAATCTATTTGATCCAAATTCGTAGCCGCCCCAAAGTGATTGAGTAGTACCGCCGCCGCTGAATTTTTGTCCAGCGAAACCAAATGACATTTCGCCAATTTTTGACGACTTACTAACTTTAGAACCCTCGGCAATTCGATCGTCACCTATGTAACTAGTTTGATAAGCCGCTTCAAGTATTTTAGATTTTAAATAATCGGCAACAGCACTAGAGGACTCTTTAGCTTGCGCGATCGCCTCAGCGTCCATAGCTTTAAACGCGCTAGTAATGGCGCGAAGTTCGGCTTTGTCGTACTGGACGACTTCCTTACTTTCTGCCATTTCGCTTCTCCATTATCTCGAGCGCTGTCATTATATCCGCCGCGTCCACCCACTCACTCATTGGTATTCCTGTCGCGATTGACAGTTCAATAATTAAGTAACTTAGGCTTCCTCGGCTGTAACTTTTGGGGCTTCGGTTTCTCCGACTGTTATATCGACTACCATTTCGCACCATACGTCGTAAGGTTTGACGGGCTTACCGCCAGCCTCACGTCGGATCGCGTTCCACGCTAGAAACATTAAGTCAGAAATTCCGATCTTTTCCTGAGCTTGTTGGATCGTGAATCCGGTTTTCTGTTCCCATTTAGCGAACTCTGGCGGTTGCGCTGTCGTGGTAACTGTCTTTCCGTCACTCGTTTCGATATGTATTTGTAACTTCATGCTCCCGATCTCTTTTCTTATAGTGTTGGAGTTGTCACGCAAGTAAAGCTAAGCGATACAGTCTGAGCGTCCGGAGCTGTTCCGCCCGCGCTTGGGAAAATTGGCTGTACGTCGAAATTAAATACTGATCCGGTCGCAGCTGTAAAAACTACTGAAAGCGGTGTGTTTGGAGCTGTATCGCAAGCGTTCCATAGGGAAGCGCATAGCGACCCGCCAGCTGTCCAGTCAGCTAACATTTCGACGTCGAAAGAAGCTTGCGAATCTGTAGTGAAATAGGCTTTTCCGTCTAGTGTTTGATAGGTGTTGATTGTGCTCTCGATTGTGAGAGTTGCGGCTGTTGCTTGAGCGTCGTATGTATCACCAGCGATGGTGAAAGTAATATCGCGCCCGGTTACGATTGTTGTTGGCATTTGTTCTCCTAGTTTTCCTGTTTGTAGTAAGTGCTAACGTCAATATCCGAAATAAGTAAATTACTCGAACCTAACGCAACGATCGACGGACGCGATACGTCGCCGACAATATATCCCGACGGAATAGCCGCGAGAATCTGTATGACTAGCTTCTCGAGATTGTCGAGAGCGCCCGCGTTATTGTTGTACGCGACGGCGGCTGAGATTGTAAAGTTAACTTTGAGCTGAATTGCGCTGCTAATAAGCGTTGTTTCTAAATACGGAGTTCCCGGCACGATGATCGCAGCGGGCGGAATAACCGCCTCGGGAACTGACTCATAGACGGACGCGGTTACGCCAGCGAGAGCGGTCGCCAACGGCGCGCGAACGTCAGCCTGAATTGAAGTTGGCATTTATTGACACATGGTTTCTACGTCAACAAACGGAGCTAAGAGCCCGATTACGCGGTTCTGTAATGATCGACCGAGCACGAACGGCGATGGATTGAAATCAACCTGTGCCGAAGTGTTGCCCGGAGCTGTGATCGACTGGAATACCTCAACCGATACGACAAGAATTGCGGACTTAACAGGTTGAACCCCTGAGTAAAGATCGCCAGCTGTTGAGCCATCTAAACAGGCTAACCCAGCTGGAATAATTGGCGTAAAGATTTGATCGGGTGCAGCTGTCGCGGTTGTAAATATGTAAGGCGCTATTCTGTGATCGTTAACTGTGACAGTTAAATCAAACGCAACGCCGCAACCTGTAATTTCGACAGCTTGACCGGGAACGAAATAGTTAATGCGTTGAGTAGTGTAAAACGCCATTGAGTCTTTGACTTCAATACCTGTTACAGCTGACTGATAGCCCGTTAATAACGGCAAGATCGCGCCCTCGGCGCTGTCAATCATAGATTCTAAATAAGCGTCTGAGTAAAGAGAAACGCTAACACCTAGCACGTCGCGAAGTTCTTGCGCTGTAACTATTTGTGGCATTAGCGTTCCTCTCTCGATTCTGCTCGGTCGCCTCGGGAGCGAAACGACCGATGATTATTTATTTAGACTTGGTTCCAGCAAGCGCCGAAAGGAATCTTTGGAGCGATTGCGGCATAACCATAATAAAGAATATCTATGGTTCCGTCTGAGTTAACGTTAGTACGCAGCTCGAAACGTGGGGACTCATACCATGTCCACGCGTCTGGGTTGATTACTACCATTGAGTTATCGCCGACAGATGTTGTAGCTCCAGCGTTTCCGATTGAACGTGAAACGAATAGATTTAAACCTGGAGAAACTACGCCGCGAAGTGAATCGCCGCGAACGTTACCAGCTGCGTTTGATGGCTGGGCTGCGTTGTATAACGGAGCTCCGTTATCGTTATAACCCATTATGTTAGTCCATTGTCCTGGGCTAACTACTAAGTTACGAGCGAAGCCTAGTGATGATGAGTAAACAGCACCCGCAGCTTGTGAAGTGTAAGCAAGGAATCCCGCAGCTGTATTTGCGTTAACGCCTGTTGATTGACCAGCGCCGACGATTGTTCCAGTTGCGAATTCATCTGTAACTTTTGCGTAAGCGAACTCAAGATTTTGGAGTAACGCTGTTAGGTACGATGGGTCAGATCTGTCAATTAGCTCTATCGTGCTTATCGCGCGACCCTTGAAGCTCTGTACCGGAACCGAAATATAGGTTGCGCTTAAGCTTGATTCTGTAATCGCAGCATTTTCAGCGATGTTAGTTACAGTCGGTACAGCTGTGACTTTAGGCAGCTCGAAAGTCATGCCCGTAGCTGATAATGCTTCACGAGATAGCGCGTCGATCATGCCGCGATCGGCATTAGCTAACGCGTTAATAACTGTGCGGCTTTGTGGTGTTGGAACCATGCCCGGAGCTGTTGATGTTGTGTTATCGGCAGCCTTGACATATTGGCGAGCGTCCTCATCGTGTAAAACTGACGCCTTAAGTGAATACTGTAAATAAGAAACCTTATCGACAATAGGTGAACGTGGCGCGGTGTACGCCATAGGGACGTGCTTAGACGCTTCTACCGTTTCGGCAGCGGCGCTTTCTGGAACGGTAGTGTCTGACACTTGTTCTCCTTCTGTTGTTGGATTTGTTTCCTCTGTTTCCTCATCTAGTTCGGAATCAGAATTTTCATCTGTTGATTCGACTTCTTCGTCGGTTTCGGTGTCGCTAGCAGCTACGGAACTAACTCTTGCGCTGTCGATCGCTGGCTCTGAAACTAAACTAACTTCGTCGAGTGAACCTTTAGCTACTACTAACACGCCGTCAACGAAATCATGTGAGTTCACTTTAACGCCGACACTAAATCCGTCGCGGAGACCCGTCGCGGCTTCTACGAGTGCGTCGTTTCCGGCTGTTGTCTCCGCGATTTTGAACGTTGCGTCGATCCCTTGCTCGGTAGCTGTCATAGATAGAACTTTTCCGATTGGGCGAGTGCGATCGTGTTCAAGTAATAATTTAACGTTCTTAGTTGCAATAGATTCTGGCTTAAACGTCGTAAGTCCAGCTGAAGTTGCTCCAGTTTCGTTCCATGTTACGACTCGTCCGGTAATTGTGCGCGATTCGCTGTCGGCTGATGTAATTGTTAGCGGCATGTTTAGTTTCATTTGATCATTTCCTCAGCTTGTCGGATTTCCTCGACGCTGATTGCGCCGATCTCAAATAATGTTTTGTAAATTGCTACACGTTCCGCTTCACTTCCACGCAAGTAATCCTCTAGTCTAAAATTGACTGTCTGTGATGATGGAACAAAGTCCGGCATAGATAACCTTGTGCTTATGCTTGTCATTAGCGGAATCAAGCTGAAATCAAGCAAAGTTTTGCGCGTTACGTTGGCGTTTGAGTAAGTCATACTCGATCCAGTTTCGGCGTCTACGTAGAATGCCGGAATTCCAATCGCCCTCGCCAATTCGGTTGCTATGTAGGAACGGGCTGCAGCGAGCTGTAATTTCTCCGGATCGAAGCCAACAGTTTGTAATTCCACGTCCGCATTAAGAAACGCAGTTGAACGATTACGTCGAGCGACGCCCCATGACTCTAATAATTTTGCAATTCGATCAGCTGGTAGCGCTGTTCCGTTTGATTTTAATACCATTGAGGGAACAGGTTCGCGCGCATAATTAGCAGCTGCGCGCTCGAGTTCCGCACCTGTTCTTATAGTGCGACCAGCGCGATTTAATAATCCTTCGTCGTTTCCATAAAATACGACTAACGATCCGACGCCCGATTCTGGAATTTGTTTTCCGTCAATCGTGTAATACATGACCTCGGTTCCGTTAGCATTTAAAAATACGCCGACGCGTGTTGGAATAATTCTTTGAGCCGAGCGAACTCTCAGGGTGTCGGCGAACAGCTCCGTAATTTGTAGATACCCAAACCCATAAAATAGTAAGTCCTCGGCGAGCCAAACATAGGTAGCGCTACCCGGCACGCGTGGATCGGGATCACGAATAACGCGGGGCGCTGGCACTTCAAGCCCTGTCGTATTGTCCCTAACCTGTAACCCGATTGAAGCGATGGACGAACAGATGATCCCGCGAGCACGTGCGATCGTGGGAACACTCATAGCTTCCTCGCGCGTAGCCTGAGTAGCGCCGCCGTTAAAGGTATAAATAGAATCTAACGCGAATACAGGTGAAACCGAAGCCTCAATATCGGAATTTTGAGACGGCGCTACGGCTTCAACCTTTGACGCAAATAAATCACGAATACCCATGCGCCAATTCTTACAGACTTATAGCACTAGCCAGTCATAATATCGAAGTCCATCTCTGGGCGTGTCGCGAAGTGTGTAACTAACGCCGTTGCGACAGCAGCCGAAACGAAAGCTTGAGAGGCTCGACGTCCTATAACCCAGCCGCCATCGCCGCGACGTAATTGGACAGCTGACAAGATTTGTTTAGTTAAATCGCTTTGTCCTCGATGGCGTAATCGCCCCGAGTTGATCGCACCTAGTAATTCGTCGCATGCTTGAGGATAAACCGAATCCATGTCAAAGATCGGGATACCCGCTGGCTGGAATCTAGCCGCTACCGCGCCCGAAGTTCGCCTCGAGTAAAGCAAATACTCTAACGGATATTTGCGACAGTATTTAGCGGCTTCATTAGCGATCTCTCGATCGTCAAGCTGGACAGAATTTTCCCATGTGTGTAGCAGCTTTACGACGAATCGTTCATCGCCTAATTTCTGAGCTCCTACTAACGCACAGAATTTGCGATCCGGTGAAATATCAAGCGCCATCCATGTCAGCTTCTCCGGATCCAAATCGACGCTTTCATCGTGGCAATTATTCCACTCGTTAGCTCCGATAATGCTTGAGATGGTTTGCACCCATCGGCATAAGACTTCGGTTTGTACGACTTCTGGCGGATCGTTGAGAACGGCTTTTAAATTTCTTATGTCCATTGTGTAACCGATAGCGGGATTAGCTGCCAGCCAATTTGATTCTAAGTGAATATCGTCTGTCGGTGCGCTCCACTCGAAATAGCCGATGTCGTCGTCAGCCCCAGCCGCGGCAGCTAGTCCGCGCTCTCGAAACGCATTTAAAACGACCGAGTGAGAATCGCCCGCGTTCGTGTAGCTCATAATCATAGGATTCTTTGAAGCCATCAAGGTATATCGAAGCGACGCGTAAGAATCTAAGTCTTTCATCTCTCGAAGTTCGTCTAAGTGGATAGCTGATGGCGCCGAAACGCCTCGAGCAGCTGACCCGCCAGCCTTTACGATAAATCGGTTAATTTGACCCGTCGTACCTTTGACCTCGATCTCCTCTGAGCCATGCGACCATCTAACGCGGTGAACTCGCTTAGATAACATTTCGGAACTTTCAATTAAGTTAATTAACTGCCTAAATTGCTCTAACGAAGTGGCTAATCTGTGAGCTGAGCCAATTTGTAACGGCTCGTCCCATAAGAATAAGCCGCCTAAGATTCTAATTTGTTGCAAGAAACTCTTACCGGACTGACGAGCTACGACAATACAGTTCGTAGGAGTAGCCCATCTCCCGTCCGATAAATACTTATGCGTATGTTCAAGCGCAAATTTTTGCCATGGCATAAGCCCATCTGGAACGATCTCAGCCGCTAAATCTATGAGATCAAAGCCCCTAGACGGCAAATCGTTTAGCGGAGTGTGGATTCTTGGAGTTGTCGAGCCGAAAACCTTACTGGTGAGTACGTCACTTTCTAAAAGCTGATTTTTTGCGGACAAATGGTCATAAGTGTCAGCTGATGACGGCGGTAAAACCGATAGCAGCCGATCTGAGCCTAGTGCAACCTGATCGCTAGTAGTTATGACCTGATCGCTCCTAATCATGACTTACGCTGACATTTTCGGGGAGATCTTTCGCCT